CCGCCGCCCTTGTAGTTCTGCGGGCGCATCATCGCCATGGCCAGCGCGATCCGGTTCGTGCAGTACCACACCGTGGCCTGCCGCATCGCGCCCTCGGGGTCGCCCGACGACCAGTCCTGCAGCGCCTGGGTGTACGCGCCGACCGGCGGCGAGATGAACGTGAGCATGCGCTGCTCGGCGGCCGGCCTGGCCTGGAGTATGGTGCTAACCGTTGTTAGATGGCGGACGCGGCACATGGTTGATCGCCGCCGCGATCCACATCACGAACCCGCCAGCGACCGCCAGCGACACCCACGGCGCCAGGCCTCGGCCGAAGATATGCCCGGCCAGCTCGCCCAGGCCAGCCGACACCGCCGCCGCGCCGAGCAGCCCCGGCAGCATCCGGTGAACCCGCCACCGCACCAGCGTGCCCGCCCAGCGCGCCGCCACGACCATCGGGCGGCGCACCCGGCGGCGCTCACGAGCACGGCTCACGGCGCGGCCCAATGCTCAGGGTCGAGCCGGTGCAGCTCCTCGAGTCGTTCGGTTGCCTGGCCGGCCAGGTCGCTGACACCCCGGGAGCCGGTCGGGTAGCTGATGCCGTACTCCGCCAGTACCTGGTCGACCTTCGCCAGCTCGGCCCGCGCCTCGCGGAGCTGCTGGTAAAGATTTACTACGTCGGCCAGCGTCTCGCAGTGCGCCTCGACCCATTCGCTGTCCGAGACCGTGCGGCCGGTGATGGCGTCGTTCACCAGAACGTCCCCTCGATGTCAACCTGCTGCGCCAGGGTCCACACGCCCATGCACATCGCAACCGCGCCGTCGATCTTCCACCGCGACTTGTTCTTGCTCAGGGTGAACCCTCGCTCCTGCTGACGGCGAACCGCGCTCTTGACGTGCCGGCCGAGGTCCGGATTGCCATCGTGCACGATTTTGCCCTTGATGATCTGCTCGAACGTCTCGCCGCACGCCTGCGCCATCACCGTCCACTGATCGAACTCGATCAGCATCAGGTCGTCGTCGTCCTCCAGCTCCCGCGCCGCCAGCTCGAAGAACCGCGGGTCGTACACCACGGCGGCGAGGCGCTGGCCCAGCTCCCGGCCGCGGCCGCGGATGAAGTTCAGCACCTCCCGGTGGTCGACCTTCCCGTCGCCCGGGTTCCAGATCCGGGCCGTCACCGCCGTCCGGCCGTCCTCGAGCCGGACGCACTCGACCACCGCGGTCGAGTCGTGCCGCAGCGACATGTCGACCGCGACCACGGTCGCCTCGTCGCCGTTCAGCTCCCACGCCCCCTGGCACTTCGGCCACGCCGCCGGGTGCTCGGCCAGCCACGACTCCTCGGCGACGTCGACCCAGCCGTTCGCGTAGTAGCGGATCCACTCGTGCCGCTGCACCTCCGGCTTGTCGTACTCGCGAACCCGCGCCTCGACGTCCCACAGAATGCCCGCGGCCGAGCTGGCGGCCTTCACCGCCTGGCGCCGGTGCTCCGGATTCTCGTAGTCCAGGCCGTCGGGCGCCTCGTGCCAGTCGAACAGCAGCCGCGGCGCGAGCGACCGGTCATGCTGGGCACGCTTGCCGTGCGTGTACATCGCGCCGAGCAGCGACAGGTCGACGTCGAACCCGGCCGTCGAGATGTTCAGGATCCGCCCGGGCCCGCGCGCTACCTCGCGGGAATTCCCGCCCTTTTCCGGGATTCTGCAGATCAGGCGCCGCTTTTTCGTCGACTTGCCGATCACCATGTGCACGCGGGCCTTGTTCGACCCGGTCTCGCCCCACTCGTGGAGCTCGTCGCCGACGAACAGGGACGGCAGGCCGCCCTCGTTCGTCCCCGCGACCGCGGCGACGCGCTTCATGATGCCCGGCCGGCCGTCGGTGAACCGGATCTGGGTGTCGTAGACCTCGGCATAGCCGCACAGCGGCGCTTCCTTCACCGCCTCGTCCCGGCCGCCGAGCATGACGCCCGCCGTGGCGAACAGCAAGTCGGCCTGCTCGAAGCTGGCCGCCGCGTTGACGATGTTCGGCGACACGGGCGCGATCTGCGGCGGCCCGAACATCTCCAGGCACTCGATCGCGGCCACGAACGTCGTCTTGCCGTCGCCCGTGGCCGCGCCGCGCAGCGCCTGGTCGTAGCGCCAGTACCCGCAGCCCGGGCAGAACTCGTACCACTCGTAGACGAACCGCTTCTGGTCGGCCCGCAGGCGGATCGGCCGGCCGAACCAGTCGCCCTCGCCGCAGATCAGGAACTTCTCGATCCACCGCACCGCGAGCGGGCCCTCCGTCGGCCACAGCTGGCCCTCCGCGGGCTGCCAGCCGCAGTCGATACAGCCTTCAGCCGCGACGAGGGTCCGGCTCATCGTCCGCCCCTTCCAGGAACGCCGCGTTCAGGTCCATCAGCGACTGCCGGGCCGCCGCGATCGTGAAACCGAGCTTCTCCCGGTTCAGCGCACCGAACCCGAGCTGCTGCTCGCACTTCTCCGCCGTCGAGATCGCGGACTTCGCCGTCAGGTACGACGGATGCTCGGTCACCTGGTTGTTCCCGCCCAGCACCACCGGCTGCCGGTCGGCCCGCCGCAGCGCACGCGCCGCACGGTCCACCGAATCGGCCCACCGCAGCAGGATCGGCCGGTCACCAGGCGTCCACGCCTGGTGGATCGGGTCCGACCAGGCACCCTCCCATGCCTCCAGCGTCTCCGGCGTCCACGCGGGCCGTTTCGGCGGCAGTTCGAACCGCTCCAGCGGCCCTCCCTCCAGGATCAGTTCACCACGCCGCCCGTTGCGCGCGTCAACGGCCTGACCTGGCGGTTTCTTCGTCCGAGGCATGGTCACCGTCCGTGATATTGATCTTGACCCCTCAACGCGGAGTGGTACCAAGGCGAAAAGTTCGGAGAGCGAGGGTCATGCTTTTTCTCCCTCCGAAAAAACACGTATATAGGACATGACGTGCATCACTCTGCGTACTCACTCACTCTATGTAGCTGCCATTCCTGGTTGCATCGTTGCAGGTCATGTAAGGTGTTCGTCTCATTTCACCGTTCGTATCTATTGTCCGCTGTTCGTGCAGGCGAGTGTTTCCCTGCTGGTGTTCTTCGTGATCCCCTGTTGCATTGCCTGTGTTCTAGTCCGCGGTATCCCTGTTGTCCGTCTGCGTGTCCGAGGTCGGCGTCTTGCTTGGTGGTGATGGGCTTGCCGCATCGCGTGCATGGCTGGCCTGGCTGGAACTGTTCCAGTAGTCGTGCTCGCAGCTGCTGGTGCTGGGTGCCGTAGCCGCGTGCCGTGGTGTTGCCGCGCGTGTTCTTCTGCTTGTCGCTCTTCTGCTGGCAGGCAAGGCAGCGTCGCTTGCCTGGGTTGCTATCGCGGTTGTATAGCTGCAGGCAGCCGATACAGATTCGCTTAATCGGCATTGCGCGTTTCCCGTTGTCGTCGTGGACGTCGGCGAAGCATCCGCAGGGCCGTGGCGGGTTTGGTGGCGGGAATGCGCGGAGCCAGCCGCGGCCGATGTTCATGATCGCGAGGCTCATGGCGCCGGCTTTGGCTCGGTGCTGGCCGCTGGCGCGTTGCGCTGGCCGGCGGCGTAGTCCTCGGCGAGCAGGACGATGGTTCCGATGCGGTCGGGTGTGGCGTGGATGCCGAGGACTTCGCCGACGGCTGCTTCGAGTTCGGTTCTGGTCATGTGCGTCCTTCGCTGCGAAATCTGTCCGGTTTTGAGGGTTCGCGTTACGTTCCGTCACTTTTTTGACTAGGGAGACCACAGGTCTCCGTCCGTTAGTACGTCCGTACGTTCGTAGGAGTCCGTCGACGGAATCCGGCAAGGGAGTCCGGTTCGGGATCCGGTTCGGATGGCTATTCGTCCTCCTTCCAGCACATGCATCCGGGTTCGTGCCAGCGGGTGCAGTTGGCTTTGAGTGAGGACTGGCGTGCTTTGCGGGCGCGTTCCTGGGTTTCGGTGCTGGAGGGCTGGAATTCGGCCCAGCCGTTGATGACCCACCCTGCGCCGGGCTGCTCATGCCAGAGCCGGGCTTCGACGAGTTTCGCGGCGTCTCTGGGTCGGCCGTGGATCAGGGGCAGCGCGAGGCGGGGTATGAATCCGTCTGTGCCTTGCTCGCCGGCGTAGCAGAGCCCGAAGTCGTAGACGACGACGGCGCGCCATGCGTTCTCCGCGATGAGAGCGAGGACTTTGGGGTTGCGGGGGAATGCGGTGTCTTTTCGTACCCATGGAAGTCCCAATTCACGTAGTCCCGTTTCCTAGGTAGTCGGATAGAACACGACCGTCCGGCAGGATGTCATTCAGCCTGGATATCGATGCGGTGTCACCGCGGTTGAGTGCCACCTTGCGCATCCTGTACAGGCCGGTAACCCACTGTTTCTCGGTCATCGGCACCCATTCCCTAGTGCTCAACCGGCCCTGGGCCGGCTCGTTCACAGGCAGAATCTCGAATGCCCACGTGTCAGGCCAGTACCGGGCAATGAAGAACGGCAACTGCTCGCCGTGCTCGTTATAGAGGCTCGACAGCGCCTTGAATGTGAAGCCGTTGGTATTCCCGAGAATCGCTCCCTGCCACTTGTAGTCCACAAGCACAACCGGGATTCCGCGGTTGAACTCGCACATAAGGAAATCGAGGTCTACGGCCGGGCAGTTCTGGCCCCAGGCATAGTGCCGCTCTGACAGCTCACGGTCATGAGCCATGCGGGCATCGGCATTGACGCGCGAGCCCCAGCTCGCGTGCGTGCCGCCGATTGCTGAGGCAGTCATTGCAGCCGGCCTGCGGCGGTCTGATAGTCGACGGCGCTTATCTCGCAGCCAATGAACTGGCGGCTGAGCGAGACTGCGGCGACGCCGGTCGTCCCGGCACCCATGAACGGGTCAACGATCAGTTCCCCGGGGCGGGTGAGCCGTTTCACGAGGTCGACCATGCCGGATTCGGACTGGCCCCAGTGGTGCAGCCGCTTGTCGTTGACATCGCTCTTGGCCACGTCGCCGAACCATTCCGGCTGCGGGCCGTCGCCGTTGCGGTAGATCAGGACCGGTTTCCAGAACGTGTTGACTCTGCGCGGGAACACCTGCACGGCCTGGCCGCCCGGCGTCAGGTAGGCGAGCGTCCACCAGTAGTCGAGATGCTCGCCCAGGCGCGTGACAACCTCGGGCAGGTGAATCTGCCCGGACATGGCGGCGAGGATGCCGCCGGGCTTCAGCCACTTCGCTGCGTGCTCCGCAAGATCGCTCCAGAGCGGAAGGAACTCGCGCGGGTAGGGCGGGTCGGTGATGACAGCATCGGCCGAGCCCGGAATCAGGTCACTGAGAGTGGTACGGAAGTCACCAATACGCACATCTGCTGTAACATTCTGACCCGCTTTTTGTGACACCATGGATGCCGGTCTTGGGTGCCTTTCGTACCATTCCGCAAGATCTCGCTTGATGGTCATGTGGCTGGCTTTGAGTTCCGCGGCGATCTGGCGCAGCGACCATCCTTGTGCGTCAAGCTCTGCCGCTCGCCGTCGACGCGTGGTAACGCGTTTCGCTGTCACGTCCTGGCCGCCGGTCACGATCCGGCTGCGTTCACCATGTGCCAGGTAGGGCCCGGCAGGCGCGGACTCCCATCTCGCGCCTGCCGGGCGTGCAGCCCCGCGGGGGTCGGGGCTGCCGTGCGGGGGCCTTCCGCTGCCCGACTTCAGCGGTGGCCGCGCCGCACGTCTAGGGGCCGGTGACGCCGGGAATCGGTTTCTCCTCGCTGAAGTCCAGCGCCAGGCCGC